AATGGGTATTTTTGAGCATGATAAAGAAAAATTTATTAGTGGCTTGGATGAGATGCAGGAAGGCATTGCAAATACCGAATGGCTCAAAAAGGTATCTCAGGCCATTGCAAATGTTTTCAAATTCCTTATGTCTATTCCTCTTAAGATCAAGAAAGTAATCTTACAAGCTGGTCTTGATATTGCGGAAGGGCTCCGCCCCGTGCTTGAGTTTTTTGGCATAGATGTAGATGGCTTTGTGTCAAACCTGCAGACAGCCATTGATAAGACTGATGAAGGCATTGAGAAGAACGAGAAATACTGGGACACATGGAACCAGTGGTATGAGGGCTCAATAACCACAGAAGAGATGATTAAAGCCCAGGACAGACTCAAGGGCGCTGTTGGGCAAAACACTAGCGCACTTAGGCAATATATTGACATGTACCCGGAACTTTCTGCAGCAGGAGAAACAGCAAGCACTATTGTTAGAAAAGCATTAGGAAAAACCAAAGAAGGTGCAGACACTGTTAAGGGCGGAATTGATAGCGCAGCCGGATCCATTAGAAATCTTGCAAGCTCTGCCCCTAACTTCAATGGCATTAACAATGGCCTTAAAGGTATTGGAAGCCAGGCGGATAGCGTAAGCGGTAAAGTGTGGGCCCTTAAGAACGCTCTCAATAATCTCTCTGGAACTACAGCGACAGCCACAATCCAAGCAGTTACAAGCGTAATCAATGGTTTAACCAGACGATACGCAGAAGGCGGTCATCCGGAAGTAGGTCAGCTCTTTATCGCAAGAGAGGCAGGCCCTGAGCTTGTAGGTACAATGGGCGGAACTCCTACTGTTGCTAACAATGCTGACATCATCGCTGGTATTGAGGCTGGTGTCTACAATGCATTCATGAGAGCAGAAGGCGGTGCCGGTGGTGGAAGTACTACCACAGAGGTCAATGTATACATGGATAATGAAGTAGTAGCAAGAGCTGCACTTGCAGGGCAGAGCTCACTGAACAGAAGATACAATGTATCTGCCTATGCGCATTAAGGAGGTGAACCGATGGCAGTTAAACAGATGATAATTGTTGATGGTGTTGGGTTCACTCCTTCAGAGATGACAGTCAACATCCAGAATGTTAATGCAGCAGATTCTGGAAGAGTTCTGAATGCCAATGCCACCATGTACACCAACCGGCTGACAAGGAAGTACAAGATCCAGCTGTCTTGGTGGGGACCTGATCCGGAAGAGACTAAACGGATCCTGCAGGCATTTGCTCCTGAATACTTCTGGGTAAGGTTTACAGATCCACTCACAAATGCACTGACCACTAAGCAGTTTTACTGCGGAGATCAGAGCATTCCGGTCAAAACATGGCTCAGCAATAACAAGAGATACAGCAAAGTAAGTTTTAATATAATTGAGAGGTAGCTAATGATTTCCACATCACAAGATTGGAAAGATTATACAGCGGAATCCAATGTTTTCCAGATTAAGGCAGTGCTCACACCAGTGGTAGGCACTGCTCTTAATTTGACCGGTGATGATTTTATGGGAGGGTCTGTAAGGTTTACAGATGCCTCCTCCTCTGGGCAGAGTTTCAACATTGGTTCTGTAATATCTAACAGCTTCAATTGCACACTGAATAATCAGGATGGCAAGTTTGATGGCTTCAGATTCCGTGGCGCAACCATTGCGGTCCAGTTTGGAGTCATCTATGAGGATGAATCAGAGGAATGGATTGACCGTGGCATTTATACAGTTGAGATGCCATCGACACTTGGCAAAACCATTCAGCTGGTTGCCTATGACTTCATGGATAAGATGAACCGGGCATACATCGGCAAAGATGGAAGCTCTGAGGACATTGTTTTTCCTACTTATTCCAAACCACTTGCGCAGGCGCTCTGTGATTTTTGCGGAGTCTCCTATGATGAGGACTTTTGGAGCATCAACTCAAACCTTGAGATAGAGAGATTTGAGTATAACGAGAGCACCACATGCAGACAAGTGCTCAGCTGGATCTGCCAGATTAACTGCGGATTCGCTCGCATGAAGAATGATGGCAAAATGAAAGTGCAGTGGTACTCATCTGGAAATGCTGAGGTTCTGAGTGATGCACTGGATGGCGGAATCATGAATCCGTGGGGTTCAGATGAGACTGCTGATGGTGGAATCATGGATCCATGGACTGTGGTTCCTGATATAGATGGCGGTTATGCTCTGGATTATTCTGTGAGCAAAGTATCTGCAATCTCTGTAGGATCAGAGGATGTAGAGATAACCGGTGTCAGGGCATATGTTCCAAACACAGTTGATGCTTTTAACTTCTCTACAGCAGGAGCACCAGGATATATTCTGGAGATTAAGGACAATGCACTTGTTAATGATGAAAATAAGGAAGTAGTAGCAAATGCCATCTGGCAGACCTTAAAGGGCATCAAACTCAGACCTTATAATGCAACTATCTATGGAGATCCGGCTTATGAGGCAGGCGATCTGATTGCAATCTCTGACTATTTAGGCAGAGTTTTTGTTTCCTATGTCACTAACATTACTTTTAATCTGAATGCCTTGGAGACAATCAGCTGCGGAGCTGAGACTCCGGCAGACATGGAGAACTCTTACTCTAACCCAAATACATCTGTAATGGCTGGTGCTGTCGTTAATGCATATGATTACATCCAAGCAAAGAAGATCTCAGCGGACTATATCTCTGCCGGAACAATCGAAGCAACTGTCATTGCAAAGGACTTCAAACTTGAGGGCGGTTCAATCTCCATTGAAACAAATGACGAGAATGCCGATTGGATTAACCTCAACTTAAATAGTGGCACAGGAAGATACACAAGCAACACTTCCCCTACCCTCATGGGAATTAATACGGAGTACGATTATTATGCGGATTTTATAGGCAATAGAAATATAATGGCTGGACTTGAGGTTGGCAGATGGGATGGACAGACACAAGTTCCTGTGCTAACAGCAGATGCAATGGGCAATGTCTTTATTGACGGAACAGGAACAGCGAAGTTTAGTGGTTCGGTAACGGCATCCTCATTCGTAAACTCTTCACGTTTAGACCTAAAAGAAAATTTAAAGAAAGTTGATTCCGTATTAAACAAGATAAAGGATGCCGACATACTCTCGTTCAACTTTATTGACGATGCAAAGAAGCACATTGGTTTGGCAATCGGTGGCGAGTACAACGTGCCGGAAGAAGTCATTGCAAAAGACGATGATGGAGAGGAACAAGGCATTGACATTTACTCGATGGTGTCAATGGCATGGAAAGCTATCCAGGAACAGCAAGAGATTATCGAATCCCTTGAAGCAAGGGTAGAAGCATTAGAAAAGAAACTTAATCCTTTTGGGAAAATTACAGACATCATAAAAGGAGATAACGATGGCAATACAAATTAGAAGAGGAACAAATGCCAATTGGGAATCCAATTACGGCAATATCGTAAGCGGAGAGCCAGCGATCACAACAGACAGTGAGCGGTTTTTAGTCGGCACATCTGTTGGCACGTTTGCAGAGTTCAGCAACATGAACACATTGGTAGAGCCGTATGATGTTGCTTCATCCTATATCGTTGGACAACCTTGCAATTACGAAGGACAAATATATGTCTGCCTTTCTCCAACGAGCGGAACATGGGATAGCACGAAATGGAACGCAGTAACACTATCAGACAGTGTTCTGTCAACAGACGATTACCTGGAGTTGGCTAATCTGATGGCATCCACTTATGACAATACCGCAGACTATTTTGTAGGGCAATTCGCAAAATACGGCTCAAATGTTTATGAGTGCAAAACCGCAATAACAGGCGGTGAATCATGGAACAGTAGTCATTGGAATTTGATAGGGAGTGCAAGCTAATGAATATTAAGAATTTATTTAAAAACTTGTCCTACAAAATAGGGCAAGCACAACAGAGTGCAAAGAAGTACACAGACGAAAAACAGAAAACCGGGACTTTCAATATAATGTGTCCTCGTTTGAGTAATCAATCTATTCCTTTTACCTATACACAATTTGGGGACAGATTTTTAGTTGCGGTAGCACACGTTACAGCCAACACATCAACTGATACAGGAAGACTTTATCTGTGGCTTGACCCATCTTCCCCATCTAATCCACCATTTACTGTTCACTATGGTTTTGGGTGTGCTTCATGCAATGACGTAGAATATCCGATTAACTCAAGTTATAGCAATAGTAATATATGGCTTGGTGGGCTTCGTGGCAATGTGGCAAGTGGGAAAAAGTTAGATATTAGCCTAATTCTTGTGGGGGGGGTAATACTTAAT